GGCACAGCCATACCCGAGTTCGGCCAACGTTCCGACAACTGCTCCCATGTCTGCTCCTCGCTGACTGGTAAGTAGACCAGGGACGTTTTCGAGGATGACCCATTCTGTTTGCGTTTCTTCAATGATTCTCGCAAATTGGTAGAAGAGGCTGCTTCTTTTTCCACTAAAGCCAAGACGCCTTCCAGCCACGGATAGGTCTTGACAAGGGAATCCTCCGGTGATAATTCCTCCGTCTGAAATAAAGCCTGCTGCTCTGAGTTGGTCACCTGTTACCTCCGTAACGTCGTTAAAAAGTTGTGCTTTGGGAAAATGTTTTTCAAGAACTGTTCGTGCATTTTTATCAATCTCGACTGAAGCAACAACATTAAATCCGCTTCGTTCAAGAGCTAGATCAAAACCGCCTATCCCTGCAAATAAAGATACGGCGGTATTCATTAATCTTCTTCTAATTCAGAATTCTCGTAAGCTTCTTCAAACGCAGTAACTAGTCCGTTAGCGCGATCAACCGCTTCGTCAAACTCCGGGATTAGGTCAAGAATTGCGCCCGCGCCATCTTCGGTCTCCACGGCAAGGATGAATCCCTCGGGGCTGTTAAAGACGCGGATGTAACTAAACGTTCCGTCTTCCATTGGTAGTTCTTTTTCGTAGAGAATCTCAGCTTCAAGCTTTTCGCTAATTGTTGCCGGAGCCTCTGGTGCTTCTTCAATTTGTTCTGACATTACATTCCTCTCATTGATGGTTCAAACATTTTTAGGTATTTTTTTATTGCTAACCTAGCCATATAGGCAGGGTACATCTATAATTTCCGGTAATTTTTTTAACTTGATGAAGGTGATCAAGGTGATCCCAATCCATGCCTATGCGCATATCGCCAACTGGGTCATCAGGAAACCAAACCATACTTCCCTTTACTGGCTTATAGGTCAAGTTTAAATTAGGGAACTCAATTTCCCCACCCTCGTAGTCGTCGTTAAGGTAGAAAATTGAAGAATATCTTGCACCATAACCTTTAATCTTGGGATCAACATTGTCAACATGTCGTGTTCCAGAAAGACCAGGACGCCAAAGACTTAAATCACCATCCATGTAAACATATGGTCCATCGTCAAAGACATCTTTAATTTGTTTGCACAAGATTTCGTAACACTTCTGTTTAAACAAACGGTCTTCTTCGTCAGGGTCTCTAATAATTAAAATTTGAGGTTCATCAAAGAATGGGTGAAGTTTTTTTTGTTCCCACATTGTTATTAACTTATTTGAAAAGTAATCACATTCTTCTGTTGACAAAGCGTCTTCAAGTAAGTAAACTCCGTTGCTCATTTGTACGACTTCTTTCTCCAGAAGATATTTTTATACCATCCTTCTGATGCATTCATTTCGTAGTCTCTTCCAATTTGTGCCATTCCGGGAACGTGTTCTTGTTTCCAATCTTCACGCAAAAACGGAATAACTTGAACAATCGGCGTTCCCTTTGGAATCAATCCTTCAAAACCTTCTCTAAGAAAAAATGGGTAATTGCCGCCCATCAATTTTGAATCGTTGTCAATGATTGCAGAAACCGTAATAAAAGGAAGATCAAATCTGTTCAAAGGGTGACAGTAAACGGCGCTGTATCCTTCGGGTAGCTCAATGCAATGACGAGTAAGCCATGTCCAGTAATACGGTTCGTAACCATGAGGAACAGGCATTGGATCTGTTTGAGAACTGTGACGGGCGCTTGGTCCTGCATCAACGTCGGAGAAATAAAGACTTGGTGCGCCTTCTTTGTTTCTTTCAACCATAATGTCGGTCATTAAACAAATTGAATACCCAACGGTTAAAGAATCCAAAAAAGGTACGCAATATTTTGCTGATTTTGTGTTGCTGTCTCCAGGTATAAAAACGTTCTTTGGTATTTTTTTGTACCAATTTGGTACCAAAGTTCTTGTTGGTACAACCTCGTCTTTGTATCCCATAAGACTATCCCATTTAAGAATTTGTTTCACAAAAACCTCTTTCTAGGTATTTAGAAATTAAAACAAGTTTACAATCCAAAACATGTTGCCTGTAAGCTTCAGAACAAAGAGTGCAACGACAATTGTGCCTGCTTTCATACGCGTAGTAAGTACCGTGCATTATCTCTTTGCGCGGGTTTCTTACCATGCAACGTGGGTTGCATTCACAATATTTTTTCATATGTTCCTCATACTACTCGGTTCTGGGACTAGGGGTCGAACCTAGATTCTCAGATTCAAAGTCTGATGTCCTGCCATTGGACGATCCCAGATTGGCTGGTCGGGCAGGGTTCGAACCTGCGACAATTCGATTAACAGTCGAATGCTCTGCCAACTGAGCTACCGACCAAGACCTCTAGCGAAGCTTTTTCTTAGGCTCTGTTTTCTTAGTTTGTTGCTTCTTGGCCATCTGCTTCTTTGCTTCTGATCGCTTGTTGACGTAGTCGGCAACGCTTGTTTGCGCTGCTGGCTTTGGTGTTAACAATGCAACTTGGGCTTCAAGCTTGGTAATTTCCTTGAGAACTGAATTGGCCATTGCTTCGTAGCGAACCACTAGCGACTGAATGTGCGCCGCGTCCTTTTCTGCTTTCTTAAGAAAGGCTCCGATTGTTGTTCCGCCGGTTCCTAGGAATCCAGCTAAAACTGCAACGATAGTTGATGATGATGACATTTTGTTTCCTCCAAAATAACTGTAGTGTGCACGTACAGGTTTGTACAAGGTACCATCTTATTTTATATAAGTCAACTCTTTCCCCAGGGAGCATCGCATTGCGATGATCCTTATATTATAATAATATATAAATATATTTATATACGCCTGAGCACAGAGACCCACCCCAAAGTTTCAAGGAAGTTAGTATATAATACCTGATGGTGAGGTTGGGTGTATAGACCCACCCTGGGCGTATAGACCCACCCTACTAACAATTGATTTTAAAAAGTTGTGGTGTATTCTTAGTGTATGGCTAGTGAAACTGAAATAGAAAGAGCTCGGGCAATAATGGACCGCGCCTCGTTGATCTACGCCCTAGATAACGTCAATCCCATCATTTCTGATATCCTTGACCAAATAACTCTTGACGTTCAGTTTCTATGTGATAGACTCTGGTCAGCTTGGGCTACAGTAGAGGCTTATCAACAGGAACTGAGGGAACTATATGACGACAATTATTGAGGGAATTATAGGCATTTACTTAGTAATTGCTTTTGTGGTCTTTTGCCGCATGTTCTTCATTGGCCGTCGAATTGCCAAACAGGTAGGCGTTCCCCTTCAAATGGGCGACTTCCTATCCTCTATGATTCTTGACTCAATTCGTTGGCTTTACTTTGTTATTTGGTTTGGCTTAAAGTCATTCTTGGACGATCTGAAGTGAAAATCGTAGGACTTTGCGGATACGCACAGTCCGGCAAAGACACTCTTGCCAAGATGCTTGTGGAAAAAGAGGGTTTTGAACGTCGGGCCTTTGCGGACTTAATGAAGGAAATGCTCCTTCGCATAAACCCCTATGTCCGTTATTCTAATGATTATGGGGTTTCTCAATACATTACGGTTGAAGAACTAGTTGATGCTCTAGGTTGGGAAGAAGCAAAAAAATATTCAAATGTCCGTCAAATGCTTCAACGTCTTGGCACAGAAGCTGGTAGAGACATTCTTGGGGAAAACGTGTGGGTAAACGCAGTTTTTGAAACTTTTATGGGTGAAAAACTTGCTATCTCTGATGTAAGGTTTCCAAACGAAGCCGAAGAAATTCGCAATCGTGGCGGAGCCATTGTACGCATTGTTCGTGAGGGATTTGGCCCAGTAAACGGCCATGTTTCAGAAACTGCCTTTAAGGGGCAGGATATTATTATCTATAACCAGGGAACCCCACAGGATATGTTGGATGAGTTCCGCAGGTTCGAAAAGGATTTTTATGAGTAAGACGAGAGCTAAGGGCACTGCATTTGAGTCCGAGGTTGTCAACTTTCTTAAGTCCCAAGGTTTTGATGAAGCTGAGAGAAACATCCTCAACTCACCTCTTGGAGATATTAAGAACGTTCCAATGGTGCTTGAATGCAAGAACCAGAAAACTATGACACTTTCAGAGTGGATGCAACAGGCAGAAAACTCAGG